CTACAACCTATCCATCAAGGGTGGCAAAAAGAGTTCACCAGTAGACGTTGACCCTAAACTTATCATGGACGAGTTCCTCCAAGCAGGACCAATGGTTGACACAGCACTACTCGCAACCACAGGCGCACGCATCACCTACAACAAGGGCGCAGCGGCAGCAAAGGGTCAAAAACACTTCGTCTACTCCAGCATCTCGTCAATCGCCAAAATTTTCAACGAAACAGCCGCAGGGCGCAAAATCTTCATCGAAGCAATGATTCCAAACACCAAAAAACTTGGCATCCAAAAAACTGACGCACTGTCATTTGTCGCAGTGGGCAACGCAACACGCTACGTCCTAGAACAAGTTGAAAACGGCGCAGCAATCAGCATGTCTGACCTTGTGGCAATCCTACGCACACGCGGCGAACAACAAACCCCATGGTCGGCAGAGTTCAAAGCAACATTCGAAAGCATCTCAACCCGCTTCGCAAAACACCTCACCGACCCAAAGGTTATCGAACAACTACAAGCAGTCCACGCATCACGTGCAGCAGCAACCGCAATCAACTACTTGCAAGAACGCGACGACGCCTACCTAACAACCGTGTTCGCATCCATTGAGGCTGCAATCGAAAAGGTTGCCAAGCAAGCCGTGTCACTGTTCATCCAATACGTGAACGCTCCACGCCTAATCAAAACCACTGGAACTGATGGTGCGTTTGACGCAGCAGTTCTATCAGGCGCAGACATCGCTTCAGGTAACGACATCCGAGTAGAATCAGGTTCGGCATTGCCAACTAGCAAGTCTGCCCGCCAAGCACTCATCACTGAATGGATGAAGATGGGCTTCATTGCCCCACAAGAGGGTCTACGTATCCTTGACATGGGAATGTTGAAGCAATACTACAACTTGCTCAAGGTTGACGAGAACCAAGCGCAGCGTGAAAACTTGATGATGAAGCGTCTGACCGCAGAGCAAATCAGCCAGTTCCAGCAGCAGTGGGAGATGGGGGCACAGCAGGGCGCACCAGACAAAACTGTGCCAGGTCAAGTGGACATGGAAGGCAACCCAATTCCGTTGGCTGTCCCAGCCGTCGTATCGGTCAACGACTACGACAACCACGCAGTTCACATTGAAATCCACAACCGTTTCCGTAAGTCGCAATCCTTCGACGTTCTACCTGATGAAGTTCGGGCAGAGTTCCAGAAGCACATTGCGATGCACGAGCAAGCCTTGCAGCAAAAGATGATGCAGGAAATGATGATGGGGCAGGCTGCACAAGCCCCATCTGGGCAACAACAAGCAGCCCCAGCCGACGCAGGTATGATGCCTGAGCAGACTGGTATGACAGCAGAACAACTACAGTAAGGAAAAACATGTCTGATGAGACGCAGGGTCTACCTGACCAGACTACTGAGGCGACAACCGACGTAGTAGAATCACCCGTCATTGACGAACCAAAGGTTCATCCAGCGCACGAAAAGTTGCTCGCTGAATTGCCTGAGGCTTGGCACTCTAAGGTAACCCCTTACCTGCAAGAGCAGGATAAGTATTACCAAAAAGAGATGGAAAAATACAGCCCCTACAAGGAGTTCGTTGAGTCGGGCGTATCCGCTGACCTTCTCCGTGGTGGGCTAAACATTGCATCCGCAATCGAATCCAACCCGACAGAGGTTTACTCGTCGCTGCAAGACTACCTAGTGTCGCAAGGCATGTTGGAGTATGAGGCTGCCCAAACCGCTGCAGGTATCATGGAAAACGAGTCAGGTGAAGACTTTGAAGACCTGTTCGGCAACGACGTTTCACCTGCTTTGCAGGCTGAAATTGATGCGCTGAAGGCTCGCCAAGCAGAAGCCGACGACTACATTTACAATCAAGAACTTGAAAAAGCAACTGAGATTGAAATTCAGAACCTTGAGCAAGAAATGTCTGCACTGCGTCAAGCACACAACATCACCGAAGCGCACGAGTCAGCCATCTACGACCTGATGGATGTTGCACTCAACGCTGGACGTGAAATCACTGTCGCTGAGGCTGCTCAACAGTTGCAAGCAATGGTTGGACCTTTCGCTGGTGCAGGCGCACAGCAAGAAGCCCCAACCATCATTGGTTCCGCTGGTGGCGCTGGTGTAGTTGCACCGAACCTTGGCATCCCCAAGGACGACAAGGGTAAGAAAGAAATGCTTGCCCGCATGTTTGACCAGTACAACAAAGCAAACCAGTAAAAAGTTATCCACAGGCAACCCCCGACACAGAAAAGTGTTGGGGGTTTCGCCTTGCACCCTGTGGATAACTTTGTAGTAAGATTGAAATATCCGTGTACAGCCCCTAAGAGGGTCAGGGCAAGCGATACAAATTTTCGTTTATTATCTATTACTCTTAGGAGAGTGAATCATTATGGCAGGTCAGGGAATCCTAACCTTCGCATCGGATGCTCTAAAGTTGGTCTACGGTGACCTTCACGAGCAACTACGCGACAAGAACCCAGCACTGGAGTTCATCGAAGCATCATCACAGCACATCACCCAGAACGGTAAAGAGGTCATCTTTGACACTCACATCGGACGTAACCAGGGTATCGGTGCACGTGGTGTTCGCGAGAAACTACCAGTTGCTGGCGCACAAAAGTACAAGCAAGCCCACCTATACCTCAAGAACCTATACGGTGCTATCGAGGTTGACGGTCAACTATTTGAGCAGGCTGCTGACAACTACAACTCGTTCATCAACGTTGTAGACAACGAAATCAAGGGTCTAAAGCGCGACCTATCTCGCGACCTAAACCGTCAGATTTACGGAAACGGCACTGGAACCCTCGGTGTTGTCAAGACCACCGACTCAACCGCCGACACGCTTGTTGACTTCGACAACGTTCAGTGGATTGAGCCAGACATGGTTGTTGACCTACTTGCAGGAACCGACCTTGTAGATGGAACCCCAACGGTTCTATACGCAGGAATCGTTGTTGTATCGGTTGACGAAGTAGCCAACACTGTAACCTTCGGAACCAGCGTTGCTGTTACCGCTGGTGACATCATCGTTCGCGCATCAAACGGCGTCAACTCCTTCAACAAGGAACTGACTGGTCTAGGCGCAATCGTTGGTTCAGGTAACTCGCTACACGGCATCGACGGTGCAACCGTTCCAGTTTGGAACTCAACTGTTAAGACCCTCGGCTCGGTAGGTTCCCCAGGAACCCTAACCGAACTGAACCTTATCAACCTCGTACAGAGCGTTGACAAGCAGGGTGGCGACGTTGACGTATTCCTAGCAAGCCCAGGCGTATACAACGCTTACTGGAACCTGCTACAAGGTCTACGCCAGTTCGTAAACGGTGCAGCCCTCACAGGTGGTCAGCGTTCGTTCACGTTCGAAGCACTAGGTAAGCCAATCAAGTTCGTTTCAGACTACGCTGCACCAAAGGGAACCCTTTACGCACTGTCGTCAAACGAGTTGGTTATCAACCGCAAGCGCGACTGGTCATGGATGGACCGCGATGGTTCGATGTGGTCACGTGTTGCTGACACTGACGCATACGAGGCTCGTATCTACCAGTACAGCGAAATCGGTACTTACCGTCGCAACGCACACGCTAAGTTGAGCAACATCGCTGAACTATAAGCCGTAAAAAAACTCCTCGGTTCCCTGTCCGTCTCGCGGGGAACCGAGGTTTTTTTTTAGATAGAATAGGAGCATCATGGAAATTATTAACTTTAACCGCATAGACGGGCTACACAGCGATTATCAGAGACGAGTTGCAGCAACCATTGCAGACGTTTTTCCAACTGTTCGACTACTCCGTATGGAGCCAGGTCACCCAGCGTTTGACCCACAACGCCCCTACGCACTCGTAGACGAACCAACCCTCGCCCCGCCCTACCACATCCGCAACCTAGCAGAATCAGAAATTGACCACAGATTGTTGGCTTGGTTGCTGCAAAACAACACACATGACTCTAATTCGCAGGTCAGTAAGATACAATTATTAGAGATGGCATATGCTGCATTAGAGGCGAAGCGTGAAGAAGAATATCGCGCTGAAAAGAAAGACATCATGAAATCCATCATGAAGTCTAAGAAAAACGAATTCCGTCACGACGGTACAACTCTAAGGAAATAACATGCCAGCCGAAGAATTTACATACACAGGAAACGATGTGGCGTCCCGTGTTCGTGCACAGTTCGGTGACACTTCGGGCGCACAACTAGAAGACGCCTCAATCCTGCAATGGATTAACGACGGTCAACGAGAAATCGTTAACTCAAACCCAATTCTTCGCGCAACCAAAACAGGCGACATTGTTGCCACACAAGCAGACTACAAGTTCCCCGCTGACCGTGTTCTAATCATCGAAGCGGTTTACGTCAACGGTTACCCAATAACCAACATGACCCCTCAGGCTGCTCGCCAGTTCATCAAAACGTTAGACCCTTCGGCTGTTCAAACCTCTGAGCGTCCCGAAGTTTGGTACGAGCGTGGCGGCACAATCACGTTCTACCCTGTGCCAAACAAAACGTTTGTTGGCGGGTTGAAACTTGAATACATCAAAAACCCTATCTCGCTCACCGCGTTAGGTTCAGCCGTCGGAGTTCCTGACCGCTACTTCAACGAACTTGTCAACTATGTTGTTGCACAGTCGTTAGAAATGGACGAGAACTACACCGCTGCACAGTTCAAACACCGCCAGTTCCGTGACGGGTTGGACCGCCAATCACTCAAAGACACCATCTCGCAAGACTCCTTATACTCTGGTGTCCTACCTGATGTGGATGACTACTTCCTATAATGTCTGAAGTTATCCGCGCCAGAAGCGCCCAATTACAAAATTTCACTGGTGGTCTGAACAACTACTGGGACCAGTCAGCCATCGACGACAACGAGTTGGCTGAAATTATCAACTTTGAATTCGCCGCAAACGGGTCACTCCAATCACGCCCACCAATCTACAACCAAGTCAACGGGTCAAACACCAAAATTGTTACCCCAGTAGCAGACCAAGCGTTCGACATTATTGGCACATACGTGCGACAAGACGGGGAGCGTTTCCTTGTCGCCGTAACCACCACCAAAACATGGATATACAATGTGTCTACATTTGCGTGGACACAAATCGCCACATTCAAAGCGTCAGACTGCACCCAATACCTGAACAAAATTGTTTTAGCCTCAACCACTGCTGGTCAGGGCGGTTACTGGGAAGGTGGCACGTTCACCAACACCCCAACCATGCCAGCCCTTGGTGGTATTGAACTGCTACAAACCCGTTTCTTCGGTTACGGTGTTCAAGGCACAACCACCGCAAACATTCTTTTCTGGTCAAACCTTTCAACCGCCGACCTGTCAGGTCTATCCACATCTGTTTGGAACTGGTACGGCACAAACGGTGTGGACTACACAGGAATGTATGTCGAAATTGGTGGCGGTGACGGGCAATGGATTACCGCAATGGAACAAGGCATCGGCAACATCATCATCTTCCGCAACGCCTCCACCTACAAGTTCTCATTCGGCGACGACCCAGGCTCAACAGGTATCATGCAACCAATGATGCAAAACGTGGGTGCAGAAAGCAAACGAGCCGTAACCAAGTTCGAAAACGCCCACTTCGTCCTATCTGACGGAATTCTATACCGCCTACAAAACGACATCTTCTACCCGTTGAACGCACAAAAAGTTAAGATGGAAGCCGCATCATTCGGCAGACGCATTGAACAAGCAGTGAGCATCATTGGTCGCCGCTGCTACGTTTGGCACAGCGGCTCAGCATACACTTACAACCTAGACACAAGCACATGGTCGAAGTGGGAAAGCGACCCCAAGGTAGGTTACTTTGTTGCTTTGATTCGCAAAA